ACTTTTAATGCACTTTTTACTATTATGTTTGGTGTTGGTCGTTTGTATGTGTTAGTATAATTCATTTATTCTTATTTATAAAATTGATAAATCGTTTTTATAAATAAAGTTATGTATTCAAAAATGGCGGTTACAAAAAAACTTTCAATTCCTATCGATTTTAAAGTCAACGTCGATGCGCGCGATGCGTATGCCGAATCCCTAAAAATGATCCTTCAACATGTTGCCGACTTTCACATAGCGGTTGTCGACATTATTTCGGAAAAATATAAGATTCCGGTTGATGAAATTATGAAAACGGTGACATCGGATTCAAGGTATACAAACATGGTCGTGGATCCGAAAATTCATCGTTTGACGGCCACGGCTTTGAATCAAGACCAGGTCGAAACAACTGAAACAACAGCAACAACAATACCTATAACAAAAAAAACAAGTGAAAAAAAGATAAAAATAAAACCCAAAATTGCATTAGTAACGACTACGTCCACGTCCACTCCATCTTAAAAAAAATACACCATGATTGCTGTAATGACGATCAAATTGATGGAAATGTGGTTATAATCTTCAATGTCATTCAAGTCATACTTTGTGTCGAAAATAATGTCGGCAATATCAAGACCGTAGTTGGTGTCTTCGTGTAAATGATGGTCTCGATGAACCGTTGGCTTGAGAAACATGTAGTTTATATTATGCGCAGTCGCATACATGAGCGCCCAAAGCAGTATAACTCTCATATCAATACACCGATTGCAAAACCAAACAAAAAGAACTAATCCCCCCCCTTGTGTAAAAAAATTATTCATAAATTCATAGCACACATTTGTCGGTTTTTTATTTATAGACGAGTCGTGGTGTGTCACACTATGAAAATCCATAAAGCGAAACACGCTGGTTAAAATAGAATCAACATGACCATTCATGTTACTTTTTTTATGTTTGTTGTATACTTTTGTAAAATTTATATTATGAGACAATCGATGAGTAATGTGGCCAAACACAAGGACAAAAAAAAATGAAAATGCTAATCCGAAGTATGAAGATGATGACGATGATGATGATAATGTCGGTGCAGTATCCCGCAATTTAAACATGTAAAAACATATAAGCAGCGTCAAATAGAACCATTTATTTGTCATTATGCTCTCTTTGAATGCTACATCTAATGCATTTTTATGATCGCGATTGTCATTAATTATTTTTTGCTTTTCATCCTTTTTATTCTTTTCATCCTTTTTATTCTTTTTATTCTCTTCTTCTTTTTTTTTTAATTTTTCATGCAAACTCGTCTCTTCATCTGCTGCTGCATTCATCATTATTTATTTTTTTAGTTAAATGTTAAATATGTTGTGTTATTAATATTTTATATTTATTTTATATTATTGATATTGATACTCTTTATTTTATTATAAAAATCGTTTATTTTTTTTGATATTAAATATATTAAAATAATAGTTCAATATATTTTTTATAAAAGAAGCGGTTTAGGTTAAAATACAATACACTATGACTTTAATCTCGAAAGAAAAACGAAATAATATTGTAGAACACTTTAAAAATAAATGCGACAACAGGAAACTTTCCAAAAAGTCGATTGGAATTATGATGCGCTCTTTTCATATGAGCACACCCGTATGCTTTATATTAATATCATTATTCGCCCCGAAACACGTGGTATGGGTCGTGATATTTTTATTGGTCGTTATATTTTTGATGTTTTTTATATTTGATGGATGCATTCTAAGCATGGTTGAAAATAAAGTGTGCAATGACGACTTTACAATTGCCGACCCGTTTTTAGAAGTATTGGAATGGGACAAAAATACAAAAAATCGATTCAATGTCACATTGGTCGTTGGTTTATCGTACTATATTTTAATTGGCATCATTTACTATATTCGTTTTTTATAAATTAATTTAATTGCGTTGTGATGTTTGTCGTGATGTTCGCTTTATTGATCTTCGAAAAATGCGCGACTTGTGGTGTTGGCGATAACGATTCGATTTATTTTTATGTTTCATCATTTTATTTTTTTTACTTTTTTTTCTTCCTCCTCCTTGCCTGCCCAACGGATTAGTTATCCCATACCAGTCCAGAGACCTTTCTCTTCGTATTTTTTCCTCTTCTTGAAGACGACGCTGTTCTAATTGTAATCTTTGTTTCGTTCCTTCATAATCATTTATGCGGTTGTCTCTCATATAAAACAGTGTTGGTAAAACATATGCATATGGATGCGCGTCTAAACGATCAAGGTTGCCATAGTCGATGGTTAGCAAAAATGGTTGTCCACCAACGTCTTTATACGAACGATCGGTGATTTGTGAATATAAACTCGAAGTAAGATTTATTATTTTTCCATTTCCCGTAAAAATATTTCTATCTGCATATCCATGTTCGCTTCCTTCATCCAGATTTCCACTTCGTAAATAATAGTCATTCTTCGATAAAAGAGTGAATACTTGCCTTATTATATTTACACTAGACATAGCATTGGAGATACATCCGAATCTTATCATAAATCGGTATATATCCCTTGCTCTGTATCCCTTATTTATGATATATTTTGAAAAACAACGAAACATTACAGTTTCAATATATTCTGGTTTCGATTCTCCAACATATGTCGGATGAGGAGGTTCGCACTGAATAGTATCAAAATAAGCACTTGTCCGTTCTATTCCGGAACTATATAAACTTTCACTAGCATCACCTTCGTCACCGTCATAGTACAACTGTAAACAATAAGCGACAATGTCGGCACTGGTAAACGTATTCATATAATTCATTGTCCATAATATTTGTGGTTGTGTCAGTTGGTTTCGACCGTCATTTGTCATACGCATAATATATTGCTCTAAAAACTCTTTAATTCTATTGTTTGCACCGGGACTAATTTTAAAATGAGTAATTTCTTCATGATAAACTTCTTTTAACGTATCTTTATTAAATCTTAAACTCATCAAGTTTTAAATAATATATAATATAAATATATATTAATAAATATATAAAAATATAATATTATTTTTATATATTGATTATATTTTTATAATTCATATAAATAGATCGTATAAAAATGAATATACTTTCGACGATTCATACGAAATATCAAGGAGAAACAATGTTTTGTTTTGTTTGTGTTGCAACCGTTTTCGGATATATTTTAGGCGTAAATAGAGTCATTGACGCAATTATATCGAAACATTCCGACGAAAGACGCTCCAAGGTTGTAAACATGTTCAATAAATACACTCAAACCAATTTGGGCGATTTGGCAGAACTTTTAGCTTCAAATAATCTCATTCTTTCTTCTCGTAATGAAAACGATGCTTCTTCAAGTGATCAAGGTCATAATAGCGATGACCATAATAATAGCGACAGTCATAATAGCGATCACCATGACCATGATAGCGATGATATGAATGATGACACTAATAAAACAAGTGCAATATTGAATTCTACTCCTGAGGATAGTCAAGAGAAACAAGAGAAACAAGAAAAACAGATGCAAGAAAATGCAGTCATGTCGCCGTCATCAATATCTTCTGTATTGTCGATCTCAACTTCAGAAGAAGATTATGAACTCGTTAGAAAAAATGAAAGTAGTAATCATTCAAAAAATAAAAGCAATATAAAATATTTTGAATGGCTAAATATTTTTTAGATTTAGTCGACATAAAATGCAAAAACACTACCACGATATTCAAGTTCTAGAGTTATATACAATCTTTTATTACCACCTACACTATAACCGTTATTTTTTACAGTATGATCTAAATACTTGACTTTTTATTTTTCATCATATTATATTTTTATAATATACTTAAATATTATAAAAAAACAAAAAAAAAATATTTGGTCGTTTCTTTGTTTTTCTTTTATATTTGGTTGCAAATGAATTATGGTGTCGCGCTCCATCTGAATTCATTTTCTTCAACTTATGGAAAATAAAAAGAACCTATTTTATCTACAATTCCTGGTTTTCCTAACCTTACATACATCTTTATGTCACCATTGACGCCAGTATATCCATTAGTGTCTATGTTCATATCATTTATAGTTTGTGTTATTTGATAGATAAAAGTAGTAGTATTATTATTATATAGTGCTTTTTTTTTGTAATCTTCATTATCACAATATACAAACTTTATATCTTTTATATCTTTTACTGTCCTCTCTAAAAACCATATATCAACTAAATTATAAGAATTATTAAAATCAGGATCTGTTTTTAGATATTCATCTTTAAAACTTAATACAATTTTATTTTTATCTTTATCAATTGAAGGTTCTTCGATTAAAAAATTAGTCCATAGAGTTGGATTATCATTATTGTAAACATTAAAAATAGAAGAAGCTTGAAAACATTCTTTTGAAGAAAGAGTATTTGGCTCAATATATTGATAAAAATATTTATCATCATAAGGTATTCTTATTAAAAAAAATATTCTAAAATTTGTTCCGTCATATTTTTGTCCATTACTAACATTAATATTAAATAAATTATATATGTCATCATTTATTGTTTTCGCATCTGTTAATATAATTTTTTCATCCACAAATTTTTGTATGCAACATTCTTCTTCTTCATCATCGCCGTCTGATTCACCACCACAAAATTTCTTTTCTTCATCAGATTTAGGTGTTACATATTTCGCATCTTGATATTCTTTATTTACCGGAATAAAATATAAAAATACGTCAGGTCTTTGTTTCAGATACTCTTCTGTTAGTTGTATAAATATACTATTATTATTATATCCAGATGATTTAAGATCAATTAACTTATCTACCTTCTTATATGTATTAAATGTGTCTAAAATATCATTATATAAAGAAGTATTATTTTCACAACTGATTGGTTTTTTTTTCAATGATACCAAAATATTTCCATATTTTTGATCAGTTTGGGCGACCTCTTTCATTTTTATACTTCTAAATATTTTAACTTTACTATTTTTTAACATTTTTATTTTTTTATCTATATATATTGTATTTATATAATATATATAGATAAAAAAATAAAAAAATAATATTATTATTTTTTTTGGTTTTTTTGGTTGTAATTTGACTAAAAATGAATTATGGTGTCGCGCTCCATCTGAATTCATTTTCTTGAAAATCGGGATCGGGATCAGAATCGGTCGTCCAATCCGACGAGTAGATGACATTCGTTTTTTTAGTCAGAGGTGTCGACAACGAATCATCTTCAAACAAACGCATACACAATTTGGACTCAGGTGGTTGGACTGCAAGCAAAGGCGAGGCAGGAAAGTATGGCGTGGAAACAATGTTGACAGTGATATCTCCTTTCATGTCGCAGATTGGAGATAAAGCGATGTCAGTAGTAGAGGGAAACATCTGATCTGATTCTTATTATGATAGAAACACTAATCCATTCTATTAAAATAATAAAAAATTCAATTTAGTTTTTTTTTATTATTTTTTTTATTCTTTTTTCATTTTTTCTATTTTTGTATAATGTTTCCAATCCAATTGGTTTCAGTATTATTTATTTTTTTTTGTTTTGTTTTTTATTTTCTTAATTGGACGATTTCATTTTTGACATTTCATCTTTCATCTCGGCAATTTCTTTTTTCAGCTCGGCAACCACTTTATCATGATTTTCTCTCTGTTCTCTCTGTTGTTTCAAGATGTCTTCAAATATTTCTTTGACTAGAAACGACTGACACGCCATTTTCTTTTTCATATTTGCAAATTCCTTTTCTGTTTCCGCTGCCTTTTCTTGCAATCGAACAATTTCAATGTCTTTGACTTGTCTCCATAATTCAAGTGGATATTTTCTTTTTTGTATTTTTTCTTTCGAATTTGAAATGTATCCACCTTTATAACGACGTTTTGAAGATGCAACTTGGCCCATAAGAGAGAATGAGAGAATAATGATATACTATCAAACCATTCTATAAAATAAAAAAATCAATTTGTTTTTTTACTTTTTTTACTTTTTACTTTTTACTTTTTTATAAACTGCATAAACTACAATAGTGTTACAATTCGCAAATGCCCCTCTCAACGAGTGCGACATGTTTTTCTTTGATCATCTCTGAAAACAGCACAAAATCTTGAAGTGCCTCTTCCAGTTTTTCTTTGGTTGGGTCGATGTTTTTGATAGCAAGCGTTCTCGTAATCTCCTTGGATGACCGCTTGGCACACACAATGGTGCGCATGTTTCGCTCAAGAATAATTCCTTGCTCTCTGCTTTCCGATGTTTCGTCAACGTCAGATTTCATGGCAGAGCGAATCTTGTAATTCTCTTTTTGAAGCTTGTTGATTTGCGATTGATGAATTTGTTGTGTTCTCACCATGGTCTTGCGCAAATCTTCAAGCTCGTTCAAGCGAGAGTAAATGGCGCGGCGACGTTTCACATATTTGGGTTTCATGATTGAAATATACATGAAATAATCGCCTGCTTCCATCGCATTCATTGTTTTTTCGAGCTCGATGCATTTGGTTTCAAACATGCCCGTAATGAGAACAATGTAGTTGTCAATCAATGTCGGATTCATCGATTCGCGCTTTTGCCCTTTTTGTTTTTTTTCATAATATTTTGTAAATGGATTGGTAATGGCTGCAACATTGATGGGAGTTCCGTTGTCGTAAAAGTATTTCATTTGGGACTGGATTGTAAACTGCTTCGATAAATGGGAAACCGCTGCTATATTGTTTTATACAATAAAAAAAATCAATTTGTTTTTTTCCTTTTCATTTTTTCTGTTTTTTCTGATTTTTTTTATATAAATAGATGCTTTGGAAAATGCTCATTTTTTTCCCAACATTATAACGAATTGTCGTTGCTGTAACTCAAGTCATTATGATGATCTTCGTCCTGGCCCACCACTTCATCCCGGCCCACAACAATCTCATGATCATCAACAACCCGGCTGCTTTCGTATGGGTAAAGGAAATAATTGGGGAATTCATCAAGTGTAATCGGGCTGTTGGCGCCACATTCAAAGATGATTTCAGTTATTTCTCGAATGGTTTTGGGTCTCAATGGGACATCGTGTTGGATTGTCACAGTGAATTGAATATTGTACAATCCAAATGTAGACAGTTGCAGAGTTTTCAGCGATATACCTTTGATGTGAGCGGCATCTTTCAAGTGGTCCAAGTCATCCGGTGTCGGCAAGATGTCGCACATGTGTCTTTTCAATTCCTCGTAATGTTGTAGGGCTTCATCTGTTCCCAAATTATGTTGAGACATTTTTTCGTGACAATATCCGAGCACACCCATGTTGATTCTAAATGCGATGTTGGTTGAATGCATTGTTGTTATGTTATGCTTAATTGTTATCCTTGATTGTAAAACACTATTACATTATTTT